CTATGGGGCACTGCTGCCTCCATTTGGAACCACGTTTCCTCTTTCGGAGACATCTTCTCAGATACGATAGCCCTCCTCTTCATGACACTCAAGCCCTTCCTCTACCTTTTAGCCTTCATCGGTTACGCATGCATCTCCCTTGCTGTGTGCGTCGCCGTGTACCTAGTTCTCAAGACGCTCGCACATGTGTGGAACATTTGCCGACCACCACCCACCATACATGTCACAGGCACAGCCGACAACGTGCCAGTCACCGAAGTGAGAAAACACCTTCTCACACTCGGCGAGAGTGCCATCAAGGCCGCGGATGAACGCGTTCCCGTGAAGGGACGTCACGTCCGCTTGGCCGCGATGCGCCACCAAATCGAACGTCATCTGATGCAATACCTCTATTCCGTCCACGACTACGTGACGGACATTGGCGGGTCCCTCAAGCGCAATCGCGCCTACGGAGACCGCCTGCACATCTGCCTACCCAACGAAACGCCGGCAGACAACGAGAGGATGCGTAGCGCTGGACCGTCGCCCAACGACATCGGCCAGCACAAATACGAAGATTGCCCAAAACTAGGACATGCCGCCCTTTCCATCTTTTCCGCCAACCACCTTTCCATAGACGAGTTGGCGAAAATGGGCAGCAGAAGGCTCGGTCTCGTCGTCGAACACATTTTCACACCAGGTGAGCACACCATCAGTTTCGATGGAGTTGAAGAAGCCACGGTTTCGGTCGATTCCGGATCCGTAACCATGACCACCCATGGTGGCACGGTCTACCATCACCCGTACTACCACTGGCGGAGTCAGGGCATAATAGTGGGCACTAAGGATGCCTGTTATTATCGCCGCGTCTACCATTCGCCAGAGTACATGCTAGGCATCTTCATGCTCTATCCACTCCGGGGCAGTGTGGCCGAAACCAGAGAGTTTCCCACATTACGCCGGAGCATCACCAATGTAATTGACGACTTGATCGTTTCCAACCCCACCCACTCCTTTAGTGTTTCATTGGTTGACAGCCAATACCACCTGATCGATGGGGACGACCGAATCAGTTTCCCACAAAACGCAGTAGACAGTGCACTCATGCGAACAGTGCACTTGCCCGTCGACACCAACTACCCTGGCGCAGTTACCGCCAGTTGTCAAGCTGCGTTGTCGCGTCACGAAATCAAGTCACACCAACTTGAATTCGAGCTGCTCATTTTGGAACTAGACAAACAGCACCGGTCGTACCATAACAACACCCCACTCGACACAGCCATTATTGACCGAGTGTCCAAGATCTCTACACTGGCCGCCAAATCCCTGGCGCCCGTACTCTCCCGCACCCCCAGGTACCTGCTTAGTAAAGTGCAGGCCCTGCGCCGCCCGGAAAAACGCAACATCGAGGTGAAGTTCATGCAGACTCCCACCGCCACATTCGTGGCAGAACCCGGACCACGTTCAGCGCAAATAGCGCTAACTGGCCCGACGCCCTTTCCCGAGGGGGCCGCCAGCGATGGCGGCCATCAGTCCGCTGACCACAATCCCCGCGTTATTTCCCA